AATCGTTGGTGCTCCAGTGCCTCCTGCTGGGCATAAGAATAGGTACTTGTAATCACCTGTAGATGTTACTTCACCCCAAGATGATCCATCATAGACCTTCATCTTATTAGCAGAAGTATCGTAGCAAAGATCACCTTCATCATTAGCAGATGATGGTTCTCCAGCGTTTACCCGATACCTAGCGTTAAAGTCATTAATATCATCACTTAACTGTTTAACATCCCCTTCTGCTGCTAGTATTTTATGGTAGTTATACGTGTTACTAGAACCAGTAGAACTAACCATTAGACCTACACCTGCGGCAAGGGTCTCACTGTATAGACTGGAAGGGAAGTTATTGATAGTTACTGTTGCTGGTGTTCCATCTGTAGTTCTACCTGTAGTAGAGACACCACTGCCATTAACAACAACACCTGCTGCATCAGAGATACTGATTATAACACCAGATGCTGGTTGACTAGCGGTTGCTGGAAATGCAACTTCAGTAGCAATAGCTTCAAAACCACCAATAGGTGCTAGTTGACCTGCTACGTAATCTACAACAGCTCCAGACGTAGGAATGTGATTATCACTGTCAGTTATTGTTGTCTGTTCACAACCGACTTTAGCAATGGTAACTGCGTTATCTGCTATCTTAGCAGTAGTAACGTTAGCATCAGTGATCTTAGCGGTAGTAATATTAGCGTCAGCAATATGCTCAGTATCAATAGACGCTGCAGCATAGTGTTCAGAGTTAACTACATCATCTGCAATCTTTGCAGCGGTAACTGCGTCAGCTGCTAATTTAGCTGTTGTAACGTTTAAATCTGCAATCTTAGCAGTAGTAATTTGAGAATCTGCTATGTGAGCTGTGTCAATAGATCCATCTACATACTGATCACTATCTACTGAATTAGCCGACATATGGACTAGATCAATGGATCCATCTACATATTGATCGCTGTCAACTGAGTTAGTTGCCATCATTGTAGATGTAACTGTATTACTATCACCTGTAGTAACTACTGTACCTGTTACGTTAGGTAGAGTAATTGTACGGTCAGCAGTGGGATCTACAACTGTTAACGTTGTCTCATGAGCATCATCTGTTGAGCCTTCAAAGACAATATTACCTGTCATTGTACCACCAGTTTTAGGTAGTGCAGCATTAGCTGTATTAACAGCATTACCAGCAGTAGTGTTTGCAGTATTAGCTGTGTTTACAGCAGTGGTAGCTGAAGCAGAAGCACTATTAGCAGTAGCTACTGCATTAGTAGCATTAGTTGATGCTGTGTTAGCTGTTGAAAGAGCTGTTGTAGCTTTTGCAATAGCAGTTACATAAACACCACTTTCTAAGACCCTAGAGTTACCTAGAGCTTCAGTAGCATCATTAGTGTTTTCTTGAGTGGAGTATAAGTTCTGTGTATAGTTATCATTCAGATCACTTGATCTAATAGCTGAGCCAGGGTAGAAGGTGGCAACGAGATTAGTATCATCTGTAGCTCGATAAATAGCAATAGCAGCGTTGTTAGCGGGAGCTGTGTTAAATGAAATTGTTGTAGCATTAGCAAAAGTATAGGCCGTAGTTGCGACGTTATCAAGTGTTACCTTGACGTCATCTTGTTTAATATATGGGAAATCGAATGTATAGTTCGTTGTAGAACCATTACCTGTATGAGTTTTTTTTGTAGTTGCCATAATGCCTTAATCTGGTTTACTTATTCATTTTTATTAGTTCTTTAACTTCTTTATTCTGTTTCCTAAGTGCTTCAGCACTCTTCGCTGCTCCCTTCATATCACCATAAAGTATTTGGTTCTGTACTTGGTTCTTAAGAGCACCACTCTTTGTAAATTGTAGGTTCTTATGTACCCAAGCTAAGTGTGCCAACTTAAAGGCTCTATCATGTATTGCATCTAACTCTTTATATACTTGAGTATGTTCAACTGGGAACTCAGCTTGAGAGAATTGACCAGCATCTAATTGCTGTTTATATTCTTTCATTTCTGCATTAAGTTCAGGGCTTTCACTTAATGCTTGGATCTGACCAGGTAAGTTCATATGTTGTGCAATATAACGATGGATCCATTGGCGATCATGTGGTGAGTATTCAATACCTGTATCAGGATTTTTACGGATTCTAGATCCGCCATCCCAACCAGTTTCTACTAGCCATTGTCTCCAAGGTTCCATACCTCCATTACTCTTAAAGAAAGGTAATAGTGCATTGATACCAGCATTGATAGGATTAACGTAGTTAATAGGTTGACCTGTATAGATGTCTATTTCATCCTCTAGTGTGTTAGCTATTGGGAATAGTCTGTCAGCTATCATACTACCTAAATCCCTTTCCACATCTTTTAGTTGTGGAGCAAATGTATTATTTACAATACCTCTGAGACCAGATAAAGGTACAACCATATTAAGTGTATTAGCAGCAAATCTACTCCAAGCAGTAGGATCTTTACCAAGTAAAGCAGCAAGGGGTTCAAACTGTTTAAAGAATGTTTGGTTAGTAACATTCATTGTAATAGCATGTGCTGTTTTTCTATATAGATCTTCCATAACAGCTTGGTCAGTTCTTTGAGCTTCATTGACCATACTACCTACTAGACCAAGTAACATACTGAATGGTTCCATACCTCTATAATCATGCCATTCCCCTGTAAATGGGTTCTTGATATGATTGAAGTAATTACCGCCCATAACACGCATCATGCGTTGACGTTCACCATGATCAGTAGGTCCTGGACCATATAGGTTACCATCTAAAGCCCATAAAGTAGCACCCATTACAATACTTTGACCAGCTATAGTACGACCAATATATTCATTCTTCTTAGCACGCCACATAGCTTCACTATATTCAAGACCATGTTCTGCTAAGGCTGCTGCCTTCTCAGCTTCTGTTGAAGCTCTTAATAGTTTACGTGCTTTACCGATACCTATGCCTAATTCACTTGTTGGCATGAATGACCAACTTATATCAAAGGCATTCATACCAGTTCTAGCAAACATAAATGTAGGCTGAGCTGCTGGTACTGCATCTAAGAAGCTTTCTAACCTATTAACTAAGAAGTTAGGTTGGTTTAAAGATATCTCAGCTGTAGCATTCTTAACTGCTTCATCCGTAGGTAGTCCAGTTACAGGATCAAAGTAACTATCAAATAGTTCTGCACTACGTTTGTCGAAGTATTCTTTATTAAGTGCTCCATTAGAGTATTGGAATATTTCATCATACGCCCTAGCTCTAGCTATACCAGTACCTTGGAATGCACTAAAGAAACCGTCAATAGCATGTAAAGCATTAACACCACTTCGTACTATCCTATTATCGTTATACCATCCTAATAGCAAAGCGGCATTTGCTGCTGCTACACGACCATCAACTGGCTTCCCTTCTGCTAACCAAGCTTCTTTGAAGTCATCAATCTTATCAAGATCTTCTGATCGTGCTGTTCTTAAATCAGCTCTACCACCTTTCTGTGCTAGTAATGGGTTCTCATTAATATGCTTCCATCGCCTTCTCATTAAATCTAGACCACGATAGAAGTTCTCTCTGATCCCACTATAGACAGCTAATGACCTTCTAAAGTCAGCAGCATCAGCACCATTCCTTAGAATAGCACCTCTACCAGCTCCTAACAATGCAGACATTGGTTTAGCTACAGTTAATATAGCATTACCCATAATTGATTTAGGCAATGATGCACCAAGTAGTACACTATTATACATAGCAGCCTTCATACCTTGTACGATTAGGCTAGGTACTTCAGGATTACCATCAATAATAGCTTTAGATAGTACTCCCAATTTATTCTGTAACCATGCATTCATACTGTACAAGTCGTTTACATTATTACCTGCTTCTAAGAATAAGTCACGGAATGGTTTCAGGTAATGTGGGTTAGCTTCTGCTATTTCACGTAGTGTGTCAGTAATACCTCTACCTTCATTGATAGCTTTACCTACACCTTCAGTATATTCTTTATTCAATCTAATCAACTGTTCAGATACTTCTTGAGCAGACTCAGGGTCTCTCACCATCTTAAGTAATCTGATACGTTCTAGACCAAACCCTTTAGCAAACTTATGACGTTGGACCTCACCAGACAGCAGTCTAAGGTTCTCAAAGACGTTTACTAGCTGTGGGGTAGTATCTGTAACCTCATCGATTAAAGCGGATGCTACAGAGGCTGTGGAGACGTTGTCAGCAGCTTGTTTAGCAATCATACCAGATGCTCGTAGTTTATCAGGACTTAACGCTAAGTCAAATGTCCTTCTAAATGCTTCACCTAGTACTAGGAATTGTTCAGGAGTTAAGAAGCTCTCTGTTCCTAATAACATACTCTTCATAGCATTAACGTTAGCTGCAAACTCTGCAGGATCACTATTGAATGCTTCAAGTACTGTATTATCTACTTCAGCCCTTAGTTGTGCTTGTTTGATGACAGTGCCGTCACTAAGTACAGCATCAACATCAGGGAACATCTGTTCAGCGACTTCACCTAAGATATCACTATGTTCTTCAGGTGTTGAATTAACAACAGCCCTTACTTCATCATTAGATAATACTGCTCTACGTACACCTGCTCCTACAGTAGGATCAATTTTAATACGTGCATTATCTACTACAGCACCTACTTTATCTACATTTAGGTTCTGTACAGGTCTTTGTACACCAGTGAGGTCACGTGTGTAAGGTAGGTCTGCTATATTTTCACCATCAATTTTAACTAATCTGTTAGCAGCTTCACTATCTAATGCTGCATTCCTTTTACTTGTATAGATGTCATAAGGATTAGCACCTACATCTAAGTCTATATCAGCGTTTCTAGCTAAGGTCTCTGCTGCTTCTGGTGTGTTAGCTACTACTTCTACACTAGGTTTACCTAATTTAGCTGACCTAAGGAAAGCAAATACTTCTAAAGCACCTATACCAGTTGTTATCGTAGCACCTTCTAAGACATTTAATGCATAATTAAATGAAGGATGGTACTCATCTGAGGTGGCACCAATTAGATTTGTACCAAAAGTATCATTAAACATCTTGATCATGTTATCGTCTGTAGCAGATGTTGAACCTGCTAAGACGACACTCTCTACTCCAATCTCTGCTGCTGTACTAGCTGCAATCTGTTTCCATCTAGGTAGTTGTTGTATAAAAGAAGAGCTCTTTAGACCTCCTTGTACTAGACCACCTCCCCATACCATAGGCAATACTAAACCTGCAAACTTACGTAATGGTGTTTGAGTTGGAAATGTTTCCTCATACTTATTCTTTAGTCCAGTAATCGGACCATCTTGACCACGTAGGACTGCTTTCTCTAGCATCGATCCTACACCTAATAGTGTATCACCAACACCTGTTACAACCTCTTCTGCAATTTGTTGGCTCTCTTCTGCTTGTTGGTTGAGATCAGGAGGCCATGGGTTTCCGTAGATATCCTTTGGCCCTTCATCTTGGGTTTGTTCAGGTGTTGCCTCAGTTTCAGCTGCTAGCTGTTCAGCTTGTTCTTGTATCTGTGCTGCCTCTAACTGTTCTTGTAATGCAGCATCTTCTTCTATACGTTCTAAATCAGGAACGTACTCCATATCTTGATAATCAGGCATTATTGGTTACCTCCTTGTAATGTAGTACCATGTAAGAAGGTGAATACTCTACCATCTGGTAGTCGTATGCTTAGTTTGTCTCCATGTTCAGTCGGTACACTACCAAGTACTGTAGCACCATTTATAAGAGAAATTGTATCACCTGCATGGATACCATAATCAATGCCATGACTACCACGATTAACATGATCATCGTATGTATCTGTTATTGGTACTTGACTTAGTGGTACATCTCCCAATTCACGGTCATGTACAATAACGTAGTTATCTAAAGCATTAGGTTCAAACCTTCCACCACCTACTAATTTTACATCTAAATGTGCACCTGTTGAAGTTGGTCCTATGTTACCAACTCTATAAACTTGACCCCTAGTTGGAGCACCATTTTTGATCTGCATAGCAGCATGTGTACCAAATTTCTCCTGTACGTCACGTATTATTTGATCAGCTCCTGGTGTAGCTTGTTCAAATTTCTGAACTTCTATGCCACGAGCATTAGCTAATTCTGTCAATAGATCCATTGTCTTTACACGATTTCCACCACCAATCGCACTTTTCAATATCTCTAATTGATTCCAAGTTTCAGTGTCAACTGGAGCATTAATGTTTCCATAGCTTGCGATGGCTTGTTTTATTTCATTATCTGTTAGATAAGAAGTATCAATCTCACCTATAGCTTTTAACCTCTCACCTACATTACGACTGTTATTTGTAACTTGATTTATACTTGAATGGGCACCTGAATAAGTTACAGCTTCCTCCGTAATACCTGTTGCATCTGATTGAAAATTTACGAAACCTTTAGTAGTAGAATCTTTTGATGCATCAGGTACAGAGTATATCACTTTAGGATTAAATGCATCATTCTTTCCTCCTAAAGCATCATCAAATAATGCTAGAGCTTCCTTATGGCCGTCTATACCAAGCCTTGCACGATTCCTTTTGTAGTTTTCAATGGCATGTCTTCTAGCTGCTACATAAGTTTTGTCTGCAATTTGATCCTTACCATGAATACCTAATCTATCTTTCAGTGCTCTTTCAATATAATCTTTTGCATCTTTAAGGTATGGGTCTCTACCTTGAATCTTATACATCTCATTTATCTTCTTCTCTGCCCATTGAGCATTAGGAGCAATCGCCCAAATTGCTTCCTCATCGAAACCAACTAGGTGTGGGTTATTCCTTCTAATAACAGCCCACTCTTGATCAGCATGATAATCGGATTCTTTACCCTTGTTTACTTTAGCATTAGCTGCAATCTGTATCTTTTTAATGTTCTCTTCATACACACCATTATCTCGGGCATTCTGTACTACCTTTTCTGCACCTGCTGCAGTCATATCATCTAATGATTGAATCTGTTTAATATATGCCGTCGTCATATCTTTCTGATCCAGAGCTTCTACCTTATAGCGCAACGATCTCTCAGAAATTATCTTATCATTAATCCTATCAAGCTGTACACTATAATCTTGTTCATAGGTACGCCCTGTATGGGGGTTAACTTTCTTTCTTAATTCTGAGATAAATGTACTGTCAACTTTAGAATCTGTTACTGATGCTAAGGTTTCTAAGTTCTTGAAGTCTTGTTGAATTAAGTGTGGATTTTTATTCCAACGCTCTGCCCAACCGTCAGCACCTCTACTCTTAGTAAGGTTAGCAGCATGATTCAGTTGCTCGTCTTGAATCCTTGCTGCTTCGTTTGTTGTCCGGACCTTATCTGCTTGAGACAGTACAGCAGCTCTAGACCTTTCTATCTCTTTTGCTAAAGCAGTAACATTCAGTTTTTGACCTGTTGCTGCTTCATACTGTCTTGCTATTGATTGGATGTACTGGGTATGTGCTTGGTTAAGTCCAGCTACATTACCAGCATTCCTAAGTTCATCAGCTGTTTGGTCAAATCCAGAGACTATTACGCCAGTCCCAAACATATGAATGGAGGACTCACTAACTGCTCTTCTAGCTTGATTTAATACACTTAAATCATATACACTTTGACGTGCACCAATGACAGCTCGAAGTTGATCATTAGTCCAACCTAAATCTCTATACTTCTGAAGTGTTGCATCAGTAGTGTTTTCATCATCAAGTAGGGACCCTTCAATACCACGTATTTCGGCCAATTGTGTCATTGACGGGCCCATAGTTATACGGGCACTCTCTAGAGCATTAGTCTGAGATTTAACGATTGCCGCTTCTCTTTGCTTATAAACTTCAAACCCTGTATCAAGAGTCTTACCTACAAGGCTTACAAGGGCATCAGTATCCTTATTAACTTGTGCTTGTTCTAGTTCAGCGTTTCGTATCGCACTAGCATGAGCATTTTGGATACCTTGTAATTCGTTTTGCTGATTTATCTCTCGATAGTAATCATCAAATGCTAATGCAATTTCCCTTGATTTACCTTCTACTTCAACACCAAAATCAACGCTTTGGTTGTATGCTCTATGATTATCTGCTAACTGCTTATTATGTTTAATTTGATCATTTCGATCTCTTTCTTGCTTTTTCCGCAACCTGCTGACATTGTCAACATGTGCTACCTGTTGTCCATAGCTTCCTGGACGTGATGCTGGTTTAAATGCTCCCATGGCTATTACTTCATGACGTTGGCAACTGAAGATTCAGTATGTGTACCTGGTGTTTGAGT